TTCTTAAAGCAATAGATAATGCCGGTAAGACTTTTAATCGAATGGTAGGCACTCGCTAATGGCCAATGTAGTAATTGATATTGCAGCGGAATACACAGGCAATAAGGCTTTTAAGCAGGCAGAAACAGCAACGCAAAAACTAGAGAAGTCAGTTGCTAAATTAGGCAAGCAATTACTTGGTGTCTTTGCTGCAACTAAACTAATTTCATTTGGCAAGACTGCCGCTAAAGCATTTGCAGCCGATGAGAAGGCTGCACGATCTCTTTCATTAGCCTTAGCCAATACTGGCAATGCTTTTAGAGGTATTGAAGTTGAAGCATTTATTGCAGATTTACAACGCGCTACAGGCGTACTCGATGACAACCTTCGACCAGCTTTTAGAACCTTACTTACAGCAACAGGCAATGTAACTAAATCACAAGAAGGTTTAAGACTTGCTCTCGATATATCAGCAGGCACAGGCAAAGACTTAGGTGCTGTGTCTATGGCACTTGCAAAGGCTTATGGCGGTCAGACCACAGCCCTTAGCCGTTTAGGTGCAGGATTATCCAAAGCCACTCTTAAGACTGGCAATATGGATGAAATCATTGGGGAACTAACAAAAAAGTTTTCCGGACAAGCCCTAGCAGCAGCTGAAGGTTATTCAGGTCAAATGGATCGTTTAGCCGTTGCATCTGCTAATGCCAAAGAAATCATAGGTAAAGACCTCCTTGATTCACTTAACTTGCTATCAGGCCCTGGCGGTATTTCAAAATCAACAACACAAATGGAAGATTTAGCCAAAGCAATTGGCGATACTGTTTATGGATTAGCACTTCTTATTGACAAAGTTAAAAGCATTCCAGGTGCTAGTTTTATCATGTCAGGCTTTGGAGAAATTCTCAGCAATCTTCAACCATTTGCCGGACTTCGCAATCTAGGAAGATCAAGCAAAGCAACTCCAGCACAATCGCCAGGTGAACGCAAACAAATTGACAAGATTAATCGGGATGCTCTTAAATTTCAAAAGCAACAAAACGATTTAGCAAAAATTGATATTGGCAATACAACTAGAAAACTAGCACTTACGGCAGATCAACAAGCTTTAGAAGAACTAAAGAAGAAGTTCGACATTGACAGAATCCAAATTAACGCAGCTCTTAATGAGAATATAAATCAAGAAACTAGATTGCGCTTACAGTCATTGCTGGCTATCCATGATAACGATGCAGCCCTTGCAGGCAAGATTAAGGCTGAGATTGAAGCTACTAAAGCAATCAGCGACTTTGCGACATCTGCCGCTAGAGCATCAGCTTTATTACTGCAAACTTCTTATTCAGCAGGATTATCATCATTTAAGCAATCTGAAATCAACTCTTTAACACAAGGGCCATCTGCACCATTCATTCCCGATGTGCTTACCCAGGCAACTCCAACCATGCCAATGTCACCGCTTGAATCCTTTAGACAAAGTGAAGCACGATATGCAGGCAGTTCATCGCCTACATTTATTATTAACGCATCAGGCATAGGTGATCAACAGATTGCATCAGTAGTCCAATCAGCCATTCAAGACCTTAATAGATTTGGAAGTTCAACTACCTACGCTGGGGCAATCTAGTGGCATTACCGGTAGTCAATGCAACTATTAACTTCAGCACAGGCCCTTCTTTTCCACAGGCTTTTATTATTGGCTCTGGTATGTTAGGCGTAAATGTTTTAGCTGATGCAGCATCTGTCATTGTAGATGTTTCTAATCAAGTTGATAAGATTGATACAAAAAGAGGTCGCAATGCCCAAGCAGACCAATTCCAAACAGGTCAATTAACCCTACGCATTGTTGATCAGAATGGTGACTTTAACCCACAAAATACAGCTAGTCCTTACTATGGCTTACTTGACCCAATGCGTAAAGTTCAAATAAGTGCAACTTATTCAAGTGTGGAATATCCAATCTTTTCTGGATTTATTACAAGTTACTCAACCACAACGCCTAAATTCACAGGCGATATTGTTTATACAACAATCACAGCAGTAGATGCTTTTAGACTTGCACAAAACGCTCAGATTTCAACAGTCACAGACTCAGGAGCAGGTCAGTTATCAGGTACTCGCATCAATAAGATACTTGATCAAATTGGCTGGGCTAATAGTGAGCGCGATATTGATCCAGGTCAAACAACTTTAATTGCCGATCCTGGTACACCTAGAACATCCCTAGAAGCGATGCAGACAGTAGAGCTATCAGAATATGGAAGTCTTTATGTGGATGCTTCTGGAAGGTTTGTATTCCAAGATAGAAACTTTACAACCGCCAGCGTAAGTGGCACTCCAGTTGTGTTTAATGACAATGGGTCAGATATTGGATACTTCAACGCAGTATGGGTTCTCAATGATGTTCTTATCTATAACTCAGCTCAAATTACTCGTAGCGGTGGAACGACTCAATCAGCTTCTAATCAAACTTCCATTGACAAATACTTCATCCATTCATATAACCAACAGAACCTCTTGATGGATTCAGACCAGAACGCTTTAGATTACGCCAGAGCGTATGTGGCATCAAGGTCAGAAACCACAACCCGATGCGATGCCATCACCCTTGACCTTTACACAAACAATTACGATGCAGGCATTATTGCCGCCCTTGACCTAGAGTTCTTTGATCCAGTAACCATCACCACCACACAGCCTGGATCATCGACACTGACCAAGACTTTGCAAGTGTTCGGGGTAGCCCACAGCATCACCCCTAACTCTTGGAAAACCCAGTTCACCACCCTAGAACCAATTATTGATGGATTCATTATCGGATCATCGACAAGTGGTATTCTAGGCATTAGCGTTTTATCTTATTAGGAGAATATAATGGCAACAGGATTCCCAGCGGCAACAGGAGATGTTCTGTCGGCTGCTATGTTCAACGGCTTAGTGGCATTTACACTCAATGCCCAGACAGGCACAACCTACACAACAGCATTAACTGATTCATATCAGGTTCTAATTACCCAAAGCAATGCTTCTGCGAACGCAATTAAGATTCCAACCAACGCATCTGTAGCTCATCCAATCGGCACAGTAATTACAATCCTTAACATTGGCGCTGGTGTCTGCACAATCTCAGCAGTTACATCAGGCACAACAACAGTTCTATCCGCTGGCGGAACTGCAGCTGCACCAACTTTAGCGCAATACAAGTCAGCAGCCTGTATTAAGACTGCAACAGATACTTGGTATGTTGTTGGGGGAATTGGTTAATGATTGCCAATTCAATTTTTGGTGCATTAAGCCCAGTAACACCAAGCACAATCACAGTTGATTACTTAGTTGTAGCAGGTGGTGGCTGTGGTGGTGCAGGCGGTTCAGGCGGCGGCTACGCTGGCGGTGGTGGTGCTGGTGGTCTTCGCTGCACAGTTACTGCAACTGGCGGTGGTGGATCATTAGAAACAGCTTTAACGCTTGCTGGTGCTACAACCTACACAGTTACAGTAGGAGCAGGTGGAACTCAGGCCAGCCCACCTAACATTGGTACTAATGGAAGTAACTCAGTATTTTCTACAATAACTGCAACAGGTGGTGGAGCAGGCGGTGGATACAACAACTCTGCTTATTATCCTGGTAACGCTGGCGGTTCAGGCGGCGGTGGTAGCGGTGCTAGTGCGCCTGCTTACGGAGCTGGTACAGCCAATCAAGGTTTTAACGGCGGCGTAAGCGGCACAGGAGCAAACCCACGCGGCGCAGGTGGCGGTGGTGGCGCAGGTCAAGTAGGACAGAACGGTGCTAACACATCTAGTGGTTACGGCGGCCCTGGTGGTAATGGTGTTGCAACTTCCATTACTGGATCATCAGTTACTTATGGCGGCGGCGGTGGCGGACACTTTGAAGCTAACACTCCACCAGCAGCACCAGGCGGAACTGGCGGCGGCGGTGCAGGTGGTAAGAGTGGCGGCCCTAATGGTGTCGCAGGAACTGCTAACACAGGCGGTGGCGGTGGCGGTAGTCCACTTAACAATGCAGGTGGTGCTGGCGGCTCTGGTGTTGTAATACTTCGTTACCCAGATACCAAAACAATTACAATTGGCGCAGGCTTAACCGGAACAGAATCAGCAGCTTCTGGTGGATATAAGAGAGCAACTATTACAGCTGGCACCGGACTTGTGAGTTGGAACTAATGGCACATTACGCATTCTTAGATGAAAACAATATCGTTACAGAAGTCATTGTCGGTATTGATGAAACAGAACTAATTGAAGGACTTGATCCTGAAACTTGGTATGGAAATTTTAGAGGTCAAGTCTGTAAGCGCACTTCATATCATGGCAATATTCGCAAGAATTATGCCGGTATAGGAATGACTTATGATGAAGCGCGTGATGCTTTTATTGCACCAGAACCTTCACACGCAATTGGCTTTGATGAAGAAACCTGTCAATGGATAGTTCCTGATGAAGCCCCTGCTTTGTAAGGCTGGTCAGCAGCTTCGTGAACAAATCTATGATGCGTTTCCAGATAGAGATCGTAATTCGGATGGTTGGATAGGCGATGCCGCACACTCCAATCGTAAGAGTGACCACAATCCCGATCCGTCTAACGGAATCGTCAGGGCTATTGATGTGGATAAGGACTTCGACTCACGCCCCAGCACAGGTGCTTATCTTGCCGACCAAATACGCCTATGCGCCAAAGCAGGTGAGAAAAGAATTTCTTACATCATCTATGCAGGCAAGATCGCTTCCTCTAAGAAATCTTGGAGCTGGCGTACTTATGATGGGATTAATCAGCACAATCACCATATCCATATTTCATTCACTAAAGAAGGCGATCAGAATGGTCGCTGGTTCGACATCCCGATGCTAGGAGCAAATAATGAAAGACCTTAAAACAGCAGCAGGCTCATGGGCTAGAGCATTCTTAGTAGCAGTTCTATCACTTGCAGCAGCTGGTGTCACAGAGCCAAAGGCGTTAATCGCTGCTGGACTTTCATCATGTCTGCCACCAATTATTCGTTGGTTAAATCCTAACGATCCGAGCATGGGCATTCAGAAGTAATGACTGCCCTTAACTGGGCGGCTCTTGCAGTTGCAACCATCTCAATTGTTACTGGCTTTGTTGGATCAATCCGCTGGTTAGTAAAGCATTACTTAAATGAACTAAAACCAAATGGTGGTTCATCGATGAACGATAGATTGAATCGGCTTGAAGGGCGTGTCGAAACAA